CATCGGTGCCTCCATTACAATAGCGCCTGTTTCCTTAGATGCTATTTCAAATGTTAAACCTGTTTCTTCTATACTTAATTCTAATCTAGAACCTTCTTCTAAACTACCTGATGCAAAAAACTCTTCTTCAATCATAGATTCTAGTCCGGATATAATATCATAAATTTCATTTTCTGTAAGTTCGGTAGTATTTAATGCTTCGTTAATAACTGTTCTTTCTTGTAGTGTTAATGGTTCGTGATCATGTATTGGAAAATCTAATAATAGTTCTGCACCTAATAAGTTAGGTCCTCTAAGTTCTGAGGTGCTTAATGAACCATCGAGACCCTCCCAATACCATTCGTAGTGTGATGCACCTGTACCATTCCAAACTAAATTATCATTAAATTTTGCGCTATTACTATAATAACCTGCATCATTTAATCTTGTTGTCGTCATCTCAGCTAGCGTATTACCATTAGAATCTTTTATTTTTATATGTAAATTATAACTATCGTCTGCACCGCTTGATGCACCACAACTAAAAGAACTTGATCCATCCTCACAGTTTTGTACTGAAAAATATGAGTTTAAATGTATTCCACCATCTAATTTATTTTGTGTTGCAGTGTAATTTACACCACCCTCGACACCTGTCACATCAA